GCTAATGGTTATTTTTATTTAGACCAAACAGGTAGTTTAAGAACCTTTAATATACAACAACAGAGTACGTTAGCAAGTGATTGGCTCAAAATTATTTCAAATGGTGATTCTGGTACTGTGTGTGTTATCCAAGATGACGGTGGCACAGCAGTCGGATGCTAGTATTGGAAGCGTAACAGAACTCAAAGGCATAGGCAGGATTGTAAGGGATAAACCTTATGATGCTGCCTTATCTTTTGGTATTGAAAGTTATGATAACGTTGAGACTACTAATGGTAGGATTGGTATAACGTTTCTTAACGACACTAGGGTTAGATTAACAGAACATTCGCAGTTACTCATTGATGAGTTTATCTATGACCCTGACCCATCAAAGTCTAAGATGGCTTTGCAGTTTGCAAGTGGGACAGCAAGATTTATTACTGGTAAATTAAATACTATTAATAAAGAGAATATTGCTATTAGTACGCCAAGTGCCAACGTGTCAATTCGTGGCACAGATTTTACGGTTACTGTAAATGAACTTGGTGAAAGTTTAATTATATTATTACCAAAAGATGATGGCACTCCAAGTGGTGAGATAGTTGTTGCTACTGCAATAGGTGAGGTTATACTTAATCAACCTTATCAAGCTACTACTGTTTCTATGTTTGAAACTGAGCCTACTAAACCTGTAATATTAGATATAACACTTGAACTAATAGACAATATGTTGATTGTCAATCCACCAAAGGAGGATGTAAATGTTACTGAGAAGAGTGTGTCAAGTAATAGTAATAACTTACTTGATGTTGATTATCTTGAGTTTGAAGACTTGGATATAGACTATCTAGCTAGTGATGATTTAGAATTTACAGAGCTAGATATAAATTACCTTGATGTAAATTTTTTAGAGGACTTGCTTGAGATTATACAAGATGTCAACGAGCTTGACCAGACTGAAACTTTACTTCAAGCTGATTTAGATTTAAAAGGTACAACATTAGGGTTTGACCAAGAGACTCAAGTAAATACTTTTACTACTGATAATACTATAACTTTTATTAGAGCATTAGAAAATACAGTAAGAGTAGATTTAGATAAGAGTAATGCTTATACTGTTATCTTAATACAAAATGGTAAGAGCACACAGATTATAGTAAACGGTGGTAGCTCATCGACCATAACAATAAAACAAAATGACTAATATAAAGTACGCAAGTTTATTACTAGGGTTATTAACATTACCTTTGTTATTTAATTTTGCACCATTAGAAGTACTAAGACTAAAAACTTTTGATGCTCTAGTACAAACACCAGAGCCTTCAGGTCATTTTACTATATTAAATATTACAGAGGAAGATGTGCAACTCAAAGGTGGTTATCCTTTTCCTCGTCAAGACTTAGCAAGTATTCATATTGACTTACTCAACAAAGGTGCATTAGGTGTTGGTTGGGTAATACTGTTTCCACAGGATGATAGGTTTGGTGGTGATAAAATATTTGCAGATGTATTAAGCTATGCACCAAGTGTATTAGCTATGCCAGAGTTTGACAATGGTATGTATCCAGAAACTCATGGTACTGTTATTCTTGGACCAGACGTAGACTTACCAAAGGCAAAAGGATTTTTACAGAATATAAAACCTCTAAGTGAATCAGCTACGCAAGGTGCTGTATCTGCTTCAGTAGATGTAGATAACCTTGTAAGAAGATTACCACTACTACAGCAAACACCTGATGGTTGGGTTGCTGCTTTTGGTACAGAAGTATTGAAGACTCTAGCTGGTGCTACCACTTATCAGATAAAGACCAACGAGAATGGTATAGAGATGATAAGAGCTAGAGGTCTACCACCTATTAACACGGATAGTTTAGGTAGGAAGTGGATTAGTTGGGTAGATACAAAACAAACAACATTGGAAGAGATGGATGTCGAAGGTACATTTGTTTTTATTGGGGTGACTGCTGCTGGTGTAATGCCACAGTTAGCTACACCAAAGGGACTGTTAGAACCTCATAAGATACAAGCAGCTTTAGCTGAAAGTATTTTAATAGACTCTCCTCAAATTCCAGATTATAGATTATTTATAGAACTTATTTTATTATGCATTTCAGGATTGTTAATCGTCTTCGTGATAAATCATTTTGGTATTACTATGGGTGCATCATTGGCAAGTACGCTGATACTGTCGATGGGTGGGCTCGGTTACTATTTAATATCACGAGGCTTTTTAGTTGATGTCACATGGAGTATGACATGTATGACACTTTTGTCATTACAACAATTCTATCTAAGATTCAGAGAGCAATACAAACTAAGACAACAAATCAAGAAACAGTTTGAACATTACCTAGACCCAAGACAAGTAAAACAATTACAAGAAAATCCTGGACTGTTAAAGTTAGGTGGTGAAAGAAAGTATTGCACCATGCTGTTTACTGATGTCAGAGGCTTCACAAACTTATCAGAACAATTAGAACCAGAACAAGTAACAGAGTTAATGAACAAGACATTAACCATACAAGCTAATGCAGTTAAGAAGTATGGTGGTATGGTTGACAAGTATATAGGTGATGCAATGATGGCTATCTTTAATGCACCAATAGACTTAGACATGCATGAGGACAGAGCAATCCTTACAGCTATAGAAATAAAAGAAAAGATGGAAGAAGCAGACTTAGGTATTGAAATTGGTATAGGAATTAATTCCGGTATCGTGATGCTTGGGAACTGTGGGAGTGAAGATAGGTTTGATTATACTGCTATAGGTGCAGATGTAAATCTTGCAGCTCGATGTGAGAGTAGTTGTAAAACTGTAGGTAAAGATATAGTTATAGCAAAGAATACTGCTCAAGAAACAGACATACCTTTAGTTAAGTTAGAACCTATAGCAATGAAAGGGATAGCAGAGCCAGTAGAAATATATACTACAATAGACTTGACAAAACCTGAATAAGACTCTATAATATAAGTAAGAGTGTGCGAATGGTCGGCACTCAATAACTTGCTTTATTAAGGAGTTAATATGACACATTTAAAAGCATTTGGACAATTCAGTCCGTTCTCAGTTGGGTTTGATGAAATCTTTGATACACTTCAAAGAGCATCAATACCTCAAACAAACTATCCACCTTATAACATAGTTAAATCAGGTGAGACATATCGAATCGAAATAGCAATGGCAGGATTTAAAGTCGAAGACATTGATGTTGAGGTTAAAGATAAAACACTTACTGTATCTGCTGTGCAAACAGATGAGAAGAAAGGAGTAGAATATATCCATAAGGGTATATCTGAAAAAGACTTCACTAAAACATTTGCTCTAGCAGAGTATGTTGAAGTAAAAGATGCAGTAGTTGTTGATGGTATCTTGGTGATTGAACTGGAAAAGAACATTCCAGAGGAAGAAAAGCCTAAAAAGATACGTATATCTAGCTAATTATAGCTAAATCCTCTCAGAGGCACGGAGAAGCTCTGTATTAAAATATCAGTCTTTCGATACCTATCGCATTAGGTACTATCAGATAATGCAATACAGAGCATCTGGTGAGGTCAATTTTCTCTAATCTGTCATAATTCGAGCATTTAGGTTAGCTTCGATGTAATTATGTATCTCATCGAGCTTTCTTGTACCTTCTCGCACCACAGTTTGTAATGTTGCATACTCTTCTGGACTAAAATAAGGTTTTAATTCTTTAATATCTGTAGAAACTCTCTCAGTAATTAGCTTACCAGTTCTACTATACAATACTTTATATCCTAACAGAGTTGCTTCTTTCTCTTTCATTCTTCAAATCCTGCAAAAGTTATGTTATCTTGTCTACCTCTAAGTCCAGCTTTCATATAAGTAGTGGCACGACCTTCAAAAAAGTTTTGATGTTCGACACCAGTTACTTCATCCAACCAACCTAAAGGATTTTTTCTTTGGTCATAATTAGTTTTCAGACCAAGTTGTAGTAATCTTCTATCAGCTATGTATCTATTGTAAGCATACATATCTTTTTTAGTTAGTCCTTGTATGTCACCCATCTCAAATACTAAATCTAAAAACTTATCTTCTAATGTTACCATCTCTCTACAGATGTCATAAAGTTCTTTCTTAAAATCATCTGTCCATATATCGGTGTTCTCTTTAATAAACTCTCTAAATAATTTAGTCATAGCTTCAACGTGCATAGACTCATCACGAATAGAGTAAGTAACTATCTGTCCCATGCCTTTCATCCTACCGAACCTTGGAAAGTTTAACAGGATTGCAAAGCTACTGAAGAGTTGTAGTCCTTCTGTAAAAGCAGAATAAACAGCGAGAGTCTTTGCTATGGTTTCTCTTTTAGCTTTACTAGGTTTAAAGTTTCCAACATAGTCATGCTTGTCTGCCATCTCTTCATAGTCAGCGAATGCTTTATATTCTATCTCAGGCATACCAACAGTATCAAGTAGTAAACTGTAAGCATGTTGATGGATTGATTCCATATTAGCAAAAGAAGACATCATCATTCTTGCTTCCGGTTTTTTAAAGATAGGCATATACTTATCTATATAACCACTAGCCACATCAACATCTGATTGAGTAAACAATCTAAATATCTGTGTTAATAAATTCTTTTCTGTGTCTGTAAGTTCTTGCCAGTCTTTTACATCTGTATGTAAAGGCACAGACTCTGGCATCCAATGCATTTGATTTTGTAATACATAGTAATCGAACATCCAAGGATATTCAAACGGTTTATAATAATCTCTATTGCCCAACAAACTCATATTTATTCTCCTCTAATAGTTTTAAATTTTCTGTTGCCTCTGCATAATCTTCAAATAATTTATCAACAGTATCTACTAGATTAGGATGGTCTGCTACGCCTACACCTTTTCTAAAATACATTTGAATATTGCACAAAGCTTCCGATTGTCTTGCTTTATATCTATCATACAAAGCGTTATATAATTTTTCTCTTGTCATAATTACCCCTCACAGGCTATACAGTCCACTTCATCTAAACGAATTCGTGGAACTTTAATGTTAACATTTTCTACGTTTCTTGCTGCATTAGACCTAAAGTAATACAGCGATTTTAATTTATTCATACCATACCAATGCACATCGTTGACATACTGCATGTAATCATCATGTATATCTTGGTCTTCTGTTGCCTTTGGTAAGGTAAAGAATAGATTAACTGATTGTGCTTGACAAATAAACTCTTGTCTTTTGTAAGCATGTTCAACTACCCATATCTGATTTATCTCATTAGCAGTTTTAAATACTTCCTTCTCTTCATCCGTAAGCATACATAAATCTTGAACTGACCCATCATTACCAGCTATCTCTTTTAAAGTCTGTTCTAACTCTTGACCTTTTAAACCTTTTGATTTTAAAAGTTTAAGTAAGAATTTATTCTTGACTTGGTAAGAACCTGATAAAGTTTTGTGGGTATATACATTAGCACGAAAAGGCTCGATGCTGGGAGAAGTACCAGAACAAATAATCCCACTACTAGCGTTAGGAGCAATAGCAATAAGATGAGCATTCCTACGGTTTGTATTGTGTAAATCAGGGCATTCCCCACGCATATCAGCAAGTCTCTCAGTAGCTTGTACAGCTTTGGATTTGATGTGCTTGAATGCTCTATGATTGAATCCAGTAGCATAGATACTTTCAAACGCAATGTTTTGAGACTGGAGATAAGCATGGAAACCCATTGCTCCAAGACCAACTGACCTTTCTCTATAAGCAGAGTAAGCAGACTTTGCGTACCCTTCTTTACCTTCTTTAATATACTTTGTGAACCTTTTAAAATTTGCACTATATCCTCCTAATTGTGATGTGTCAACTGCATTCTCAATGTAATGTTCTATCACATTGTCAAGCATGGTTATTAAATCTTCAATAAACTGTGGGTCTTCTGACCATTTATCAAAGTGTTCTAAGTTAACAGATGATAAACAACATACTGCTGTTCTCTCTTCATTAGTAGCAAGTGTTATCTCTGAACATAAATTACTTTGTCTGATTGATAAACCTAAATCCTGTTGGGTTTTTGGTAGATGCTCATTACAAGTATCAATGTTAATCATGTAAGGTTCACCAGTCTCTGCTCTAGCATTTATAATTTGAAACCATAAGTCTCTAGCATTGATAGTCTTAACAGCTTCATTAGTTTTAGGGTCAATCAATCTCCAGTCTTCATCATTTTTAACAGCATCTAAGAATGCATTAGTTATGTTAATACCATTGTGTAAGTTTAAACACTTCCTGTTTATGTCACCACCAGATTCTTTTCTCATGTTAATAAACTCTTCAATCTCTGGATGACTAACATCCATGTAAGCAGCATAAGAACCACGTCTTGTAGTGCCTTGATTGAAAGCTAACATCTGCGAATCTACCACATGCATGAATGGAATTGAACCAGTAGAACGAGAGCCATGAGTAGTAGGTATACCGTTACTCCTAACATCTCCCCAATATCCACCAATGCCTCCACCTGAACTTGCCAACCATATGTTCTCGTCATAGTGAGCAGATAACCCAGTCCTACTATCAGGAACATAATTAAGGAAACAACTGATAGGTAGCCCACGAGTAGTGCCTCCGTTGCTAAGTATAGGAGTGCTAAACATGAACCAACAATCGGAACTGTAGTTATAAAGTCTTTGAGCCATTTCATAATCTGTTTCTCCTCTAAATGTTGCACCAAATACTGATGCTCTTGCGAATGATTCTTGGGCATGTGTCTCTCCATCCCAGAAGTATCTATCTTTTAATGTGTCTAAACTAAACTTGTCAAAGTTTTTTTCTTTGTCATAGTCAATAGTTATACCTAAATAATCTTTAGTTCCTACTTTATCTTCTACCATTTTTCTCCTCTAAATATAAAGCAATAATAGCATAGTGTATTATCTTATATAGTTCTGCTTGTTTGTTATCTTTTTTACCATATCGCATAGCATACTTCATAATGTTACCAACAGCAAAACCCTCACCATGTCCAGCATCTATAATCATATCAGTAGCTTGATACTTACCATTAGAATAATGTTGAGTATAAGTTTCATCAATATATTCTTTTGCTAAATTTAATATTTTACCTTCGTTAAATTTATAATTAATTTTTTTTCGCATAATATTCTTTTTTTGTTTGTTTGTAAAACCATCTTAAACTGTATGCACTTAACATAAATTTATTATTAGCAAAGATATGTGTTTGTTCTGGTAAAAATTCATGGAGATTTTTCTTGTTAATTCTAGAAACATCCTCTCCCTCTGGTATCATAGTTCTTAACCAGTCAATAAGTTTACCTTCTGCTTTTCTTCTTATTAGTTTAGACTTCTTGCCATTCATAATTCTTTACCAGTTGCCAGTATCTTAATATACTATTAAACATTTCTTTATGTTTTTCATGCGATTCTTTTTCCCAAATGTGATACAGGATAAGACTTGTATCTGCTCTATCAACAAAGATAGAAACTCTAGTAGGGTCATCAACCTGACAACCTTGAGCATAAGCAGATAACTGCATACCATGTTCATCATAGACTAACTTCGCTGGGTCTTTACCTTCAAGGTTATCTTTGGTTTTAAAGTCCACAAAGATTCCCGACTTACAGTATAAGTCTATCTTACCACCATAACCTTGTTCAGCACAGAAAGAATCCTCTGCTATCCAGTCTTCATTAGGAAAGTTCTCGTCTAACCATGCTTGAATAAGTTTGTAAGGTTTAGTCTTAGCTTTACCTAAGAAACCTTTTTCTATTTGAGCATGTATCTTTGTCCCTTGTTTGGCTGCTTTTAAACCAACCTGTCTGGCTTCATTCTTACATCTATAAGCAAAAGAATCAAAAGGTTCTTGTTCTCCTCTGTCTAAATCAACAGATGCTTTGATAGCTTGAGTAAGTTTCCAATTCTCTAAAGCCGGTTTAGCAACCATACCTAGAATGGTTGTGACTGAAGGGACAAGTCCAAGACTCTTGGCATCTCTCAATGTGGTATTTCTTTCTTTACCATTAGCACCTATGATTGTATACATAGGTTCTCCATCTCTAGCATACCAATGCCCAGACTCAGACGTAAACTTATTATACTTGTCTAATTGAGTTTTGTCAAGTGTTTTGTTCATTTTCTAACTCTTTATATGTTTTAAATACATCAGAAGTAAATAGTTTCTGGATATTTACTAACCACATCTTACTTGCTTTGTTGTCACCACCACTAACAGACTTCTTAAAATCTAGTTTATCTATCAGTTGTTTTAGTTTAGGGACATCAAATATAAACGTGCAGAATATGTCATCATCAATACAAAGATTGTGAAACCAATAGTCTGATTCAGTAGCACAGATACCAGATGGTTTACCATATGACTCATACTCAATACATATGTTACCAGTCTTCATCCACATACCACGTTCTGACTTGACCTCAATCTTTTTATTAGTTAGCATATCTGCTATCCTATCTTCTCTTATCTGACCATACTCTAAGTCTAGGTCAAACTTCTTTCTATTTTCTTTAGTGGGTTTCACTCCAATTACCTCCTATTTTATACTCACCAGTTAATTCACATCGCATTTTAAATTGCTCTGTTACCTTCTCAATACACTCAACACCAATCCTACCAACAGCATCAGCTTGAGATTCTTTGACTTGTAGTTGCCATTCATCATGGATGTTAGCAACAAATTTAGCATCATAAGTATTTAACTTAATCAACTCATATAAATTTATCATAGCTTGTTTCATTACAATAGCACCACTACCTTGTAGTAAGGTGTTAAGTGCAGCATGAGGACTTCTAACATATATCTTTCTACCATCAATACCTTTTAAGAAACCTCTGTTTGCAGCTTGTTGTACTCTGTCACGTAAAGTTTTTAATGCAGGTAAGTTAGCAAAGAATCTTTGTTTCAATGCTTTACCTTTCTTCATGTCACCATTAATTATCTTACCTATCTTAGCATCACCAGCTCCATACACTAAAGCATAGATAAATGTCTTAGCTTGGTCACGTGTCTTCAGTCCAGCAAGTTCTTGATTGGTTGTATGTATATCACCATTGACAACCTCCTCAATGTAGTCAGCATCATTCATATAGTGAGCTAACATACGCAACTCTAAACCACTAGCATCAATACCAACTAGCTTATAACCTTCCGGCACAGTCCAACAAGCACGACACTCCTTACCATAAGGACTACCTAAGTTAGGAACTTGAGCCATGTTAGGACCTCTGTGTGTCATCCTCCCTGTTATAGTTCCATTCGGTATAACCTTACCATGAACTCTATCATCCATAACAACGTCAAGCCAAGATGATACTTGAGCTATACGTTTCTGATACAATAAGTAATCAGCAATTAGTTTAGCTTCTTTAATGTGAGTAATCTTTTTGAGTGTACTCTCATCAACAATAGGTTGACCAGTAGGAGTAAACCTTTCTGGTTGCCAACCGAAGTCAATGAGATATTCACCTATTTGTTTACGACTACCAAGATTAAACTCAACTAACTTCTTACGCATGAAGGGTTGAAAGTTTTGTGTGTTTAAACAATGCACATACTCTTCATCTGTAAGTCCTCGCTTACTAAGTTCACCATTCTTTTTAATGTAGGGTAAAACTTCTTTGTCATCAACCCATTTAGGTTTAAATGTTTTCTGCACTTCATCTTCTACATCTGCCATCTTTTGTTTTAGTTCTGCTAACAAAGTCATAGCTTGTTTACTGTCAAAGTAAAAACCATTCCTTTCTTGTTCAGCTATGATAGCAGTAGTCATTTGCTCTAAGTCAAAAGACTGCTTACTAAAACCTAGTCCTTCTTTCTGTAAGAACTTATATACAGCTTCGTTAAGTTTAACATCTTGCACACAATAGTTTAACATCTGTGGTGTGTAGTTGTCAAAGTCAGGTTGCTCTTCTTTAGGAATACCTAATCTATATCCCCAAGTCTTGAGACTATGACCATTCTCTCTGACTGGATTGTAAAGTCTTGACATAACAAGAGTATCAATTACCTTGCCTCGATACACAAAGTTATGTAAACGTTTAAGTATCTGTAAATCAAAACCTATAATGTTATGACCAATCAAAGTCTTGGCACTATGTAATAAGTCTAGTGCATCTTCTATTTGATTGTGCCCAAACTTATAGACTTTACCATCAACCTCTTTAGCTACAATACACCATATCCTAGTAGCATCAAGGTCATCAGTTTCTATATCAAAAATAAGATTCATTTGTAAATGTTTCCTCCTCTGTCACTTCATGTAATCTACCAGTATCAATGTCATATTTTAAACTACAAGCCATACCAGTATCACCAGTATATCTTGACTTCAAGACTCTAACCTTAGTTATGTTAGCTTCCTCTGGATTTTCTGCCTGTTGGTTTCTCTCTAGTGCAATTACACAATCGGACAATTGTGCTATTCCTTGAGAGCCTTTGAGGTGAGATAAAGAAACTTGTATTCCTTTTTCATGTCCTCTATCACCTTGAGCTCTACGTAAGTGTGATACCAGTATCATACCTACACCAGTCTCTTCAACTAAGCTACGCAATCTATTCATTAACATATCAATACCACGTCTTTCATCACCTTCAGTTAGCACGTTGACAAGCATATGTAAGTGGTCAACTACAACCCAGTCACATTCACACCCTACAATAATATATCTCAGCTTAGAGAATATCTCATCAATGTCTGTCGCACCAAGATGAGCATGGATAAATACTCTACCCTTCTCAATAGCTTTGTCAAACAAAGTATGAAGTTCTTCTTGTGTATACTTAGCACGTTTCTCTGATAAGTATATCCTATCGTTAGCTTCAATAGATACAATACCATCAGCAGTACGCAACCAGTTCTCTTCTAGTGCTATGATACCAACATTATCTTTAGTGTTCTTGATAAGATGATGTTCAAGTTCTCTAGTCACACTAGACTTACCTAGTCCTGTGCCACCTGTCAAGGTGACTAACTCACCCTTACGCATACCATAGAGTTTCTTATTCAGTCCCTCCCAAGGATAGGCAATGCTTTCTTTCTCTTCTCTGTGTAGCCACTCATCCTTCTTACTGGATAGTTCCATGATACCAGAAGGAGTATAAGTCTTTGCCTCCCACCAAGCAGTAGAAAACTCTTGGAACTTCTTCTTAGCTAACATCTCGTTAGCATCTTTGTAGCCATTAGGTAAGTTTATTATCTTTGCTTTACTTGGCTTGAGTATTCTTGCAACCTGTCTAGCAGACTCAATCCCAGCTTTGTCATTGTCAAAACAAAGAACAACATTGTCAAATGACTCCACAAACTCAATGCTCTCTCGTATGTCTTTAACAGCAGATGAAGCTCCACGTTTAATAGATACTACACTAGACTTACCTTGCATGAGTTCATAGACTGCCATCGCATCACATTCACCTTCAGTTATGGTTAAATACTTACCACCTTTGTTGCGATACAGTTGCTCACCGAACAACCCTGTCCCTTCAAACGTACCATTGCATGAGAAGTTCTTGTTGTCTACGTACCTAGTCTTGGTTGCAACTATCTCACTTCCATTATGAAATGGATAGATATGTTGCTTGACTTGACCAGCATGGTCTTTAACAACCTTCACACCAAACTTCCTTGCAGTTTGTTCTGATATATTCCTATCAGTCAATGGTGCATATACTCCTGTGTATGAGTTCAAGAATGATGTCTCTGGTTGTTTCATGGGTACAATAGTGTTAGTATTTGTACTCATATCATCTGCTTTGTCATAGTCTGGAATGAAAGCATTACAGCTAAAACATTTAGCAGACCCATCAGCATTCAAAGAAACAGCATCACTACTATCACACTTGGGACAGGGTAGCTTATGTTTAATAAATTTTGTATTCAATTCTATCTCCTATAAAAAAGTGAGGCGTTGTTCATATGACATCTAAGCCGATACTATGTATGGACTACCGTGCCAAACTGGATTTATACTTTAAGTGCTATCCACATTTTCTGCACACCTCGTTGTCGTTAAGAGTCTTCTTCTACTGAAGCTTCCTCTTCACTATCTTCCTCAATCAATGCATCATCTGTTAGATGTTCTTGCATTTGACCATTGAAGTTTTGAACTGCTGCATCAAGTACAGCAATTCGTCTACGCAAGTTGTTGACCTCATTGGTACACTCAACTATTATGTTGAATAAACCTTGAGCATCTTGCGAAAGTTTAAGTACATCATACACTCCATTCTCTGTTTTGTATGTGACTTGTGGATTATTTTCATCAGTCATAATTAAAACTCCTCGTTACTATCAAAAAATTCAGAGCCATCCTCTGCTTTATATTCCACTAGCTCTATGACTTGAACACCCTGTAGGTCAAGGCTTTTACCAGTCTTACCGGCATACTCCCAATCATATTCACTACATTGTACTCTTACCTTAGAGCCATTACCAACAGCTAGATTAATGTCTTGCTTGTTAGCATCAAGTAATCTGGGTGCATTCCTAATCATACCATTAGGACCATTCACCTTTCGCTTGATAACTAAAGCTGGACCTTCATCCATCTGCTTTACTGTGTGTCCACGTCCAGCAAAACTATCTGCTGTCTCTTGGTCAACAACAAGGTTGACTGTATACACAGGTTCAAAAGTCGTATTAGGTGTCTTAATACTTGCCCAATACGCAGTTCCTTCTACTATCATATTTACCTCCTATGATTAAGTTTGAAGTTGTTAAAATTAGTGAGAGTTATGAGCCAACTACTCTCGGAGTTGTGGTTAGAACCAAACCTACTAATACTTGGAGATAGAGGGCTTGTTCGGTTGCTCAAGATACTGAATTGTATCATACTTGCTCCTCTTTGTCAAGTAATATTTCATCTAAATATGCTAAGTTTACATCCTTATCTAGTATCTCCACTATAAAACTGTCACCATCATACGTCACACTATGATTAATATTGATGTTAGCTTTAGCTTTGATTTCATCAACAGCTTCTACAAACTCTGCATACTCTTGTTTATTCATTGTTGCTTTCATTATGCCTCCTTGTCCATGTCCCACTTAACTATATTCTTTTTACTAGTAAAGAGTTTTCTTATTCTTTCTTGTTCTTTTAAATGTAAATACCATTTAGCACCATCTCTTTCTGCATCTCTGAATACTGCATTAGTAAAGACAACAGGAATTAAAACTGTTAAGTGGACTATCACACTTGTCATAATATTATAACCCAACCAACCCATATAAAAGATAGCAACAAAACCAAAGTAAGCACTCCACATGGTAAACAATACCAACATAAAGTAAGATTGGATTGATGGGTCTGGAATAAATCGCAATGGATTATACTTAGCATTCATTACTAAGTTCCAACACTCGTTCACCCAATAAAAAAATCTTTTAATCATCTTGATTATCCCTTACAATTAATAGTGTAGCTATCAAACAAGCCATCATAAAAGTAAACACTATGATTATACCAAACATGTTACTCATTGTTTTCCTCTCACTACATATTTATATTTTTCACTATTCCATTGAGCATCTAATATTTCTCTTAAATCCCATTTAATTTTGTATAACTTACGAACATCTGATAAATATAAATCATTCATTTCATTTAATGTGCTAAGAATACTATCTAACTGATTTAACCTAGAAACCATATTATGATACTCACTATGAGTTAGGTCAATGTTTACTTTACTTTTTAATATTTTAACTTTCATCATTACCTCCTATGCCAATGTCTAACTAAATGTGTAGCCATTAATAATATTATTATGACTCCCTCTAAAAATATTGCATCTCCTACATACATATTCATCTGCCTTGCCCTCGATATTTTTTATAAGTTCGCTTTTTGTTTTTGTTCATAGTAGACATTGCTATTTTAATACGTCTACCACGCCCTCCTATGCCCTGTGAGGAACTCTTTTTCACATGGTCTATAGTTTGTATTATCTTGCCTCTTACTGCCATTCTTCCTTGTCCTTCTTACGTTTGTCTGCATACTCAGTTAATCTTCTGCCACTCTTAAATCCTGTAGTTATGGAAACTAACTTACCTTTGTCATACTTAGCCTCCATAAAACTCCACTCTTTATCAAGTCCTTCTTCCTCTAATTCTTTTTTTCTTTGCAGAACTTTATACTTGTATTGTGTCATAATGCTGTGTAGTCTATCATACTATTGTGACAATTCCATGACTGTTATGTGACAATTGTGTGACAATTTATCTTTCATAAATATAAACATCCCACTTTACTGCATCTGCCAATGGGCAAAAGGGTATAATCCTATGATTATAATTAGGATTATTTCTACCCCAACGACCTTGACATTTTACATAGTGTTTTTTTCTACTATGTCTATTCAAAAGACTTACACTATCTCTGACATCTTGTAGTCTACCAAGCTGTTCAAGTATCTTATCGCTTCGTTTATCAACTGTCATTACATAACATTCAGTTCTAATATTCTATCTCCTTCTAATAATAAACCTTTGGCTACTAAATGAGCCACCTCTTCCATGATACATTGATGGATAAAACCTTCCTTACTGTCTTCACCTTCATAGTCTCTGACGTGTTTAAAGACTTTATCAACCAATACATCTAAACTTTCTTTTGATAGCAGT